TCATGGTCAAGCAATAATGGTGCTCTGCCTGAGTTTATAAACTCCATGTTTATATCATCAGCAGAATGTCCTAGCACTTCCATGCCAAAACTACGTTCTACAGGTTCTTCAGAAGAAACACCTATGCGAACTACTCTACTTTCCTCATCAAGATAAGAATGTTTAGATAAATCAATAGTCCTAAATTTCATAGGCATATCAATTACTTTTCTTTCCTCATCTGATTCAGTCATAGATACTTCTTCGGTTGTTTCTACTTCTTCACCTTCATGTTCTACATCCTCATGTTTCTGAAATTCAACAACAACAGTGTTGTCAGTCTCAGTAACATTAAGGATATGTCTATCTTCTTTATTCATAGATTTCTCCTCTTCATTTGTTAATAAAGGATGTTTTTCTGATTCATTAATTGAATCAAAACTTGTTTGTCTTTCATCTTCTTTTTTCATTTGTTCTACTAATCTTTTTGACCAGCTATATCCAGCATCTCCACCCCATAATGCCCAAGCTATTCTGCCATTAGAGGGATAACCCTCTTCACCAGCACTAAATCCTTCAGCTTGTTTGTCTACTTCATGCCTACTAAAAAAACTATACATTCTTTTAACAGTATCATCAGATAGATTTTCACCAGCTACTATTTGTCTTGCTCTTACAGCTCCAACTCTAGTTCCACCACGACCAAATTCTTCACGCCAGTCCAAGCCTTTTTGTGCTTCAGATTTCATTCCATCATTTGGTTTAGGCATCTTCTTCCTCTTCTCCACCTTGTATCTTAGCTTCTACAGGTAATTTCTGACCAAATGGTTGATAAGCTAGTTCAATATCATATTGCTTAGCTAATTCTATTTCTTTTTGATGTTGTTCAAATAGCTCTTCAGTATCTCTGCCATAAGAAGCAGAAATATCAGAATAGGTAATAGTTCCATTTTGTAAGCCTAGTACATTGGCTTGCATTTCTTTTAGTGGGTCAATCCAAGCAAAACTTCTTGGTATGTAATTAACTGACCTAGCAAATTTTTCATATTTACCCATAGGTAAGTTGATATAACCTGTAGATATGGTCATTTCTAACCATGATTGAAATACTGGGTTTACAAAATGCTCAATTACAAACTGTTGATATATTTGATACATACTTCTATCTTCTAAAGCACCCTGTCTTATTGAAGAATAATTAACTGAAGTTAAATCATTAGATAGTGAGTGATAAGAAATATTTAAACCTGATGCGATACTTCTTAATACGCTAGTTGTAAATGATTCAAATGCTGAGTTAGGGTGTGTTGGGTCAAATGCTTTAAAGTCCATACCAGCAGGTAACTGTTCAAATACACCAGCTTGGGCGTTCATTGTTGGATTAAAGGTATCTTCATAAGCACCATCACCAACATAACCATCACCATCAGGTGAGGTAAAGAAACCCATTTTTGAAGCACCAACTCTAGCACCTACTATTTCTGCTTCTAAATATCCATTTAGCATTTTCACATTAGCCATTGCTGTAGCAATTAAAGAAACACCTCTAGTCTGTTCTGCCCTAGAAGGTAGGTAAGCATGGATAATTTCATCAGCAGGCACTCTAATGTGTTGTGCTTCGCTTAAATATACTCTGTCGTATGGATGGTCTTTAAATAAATGATAAGCAACTGGTTTGTCATACTTATCTACCTCAACACCCATTTTAATTCTATTGCCAGTAGCTTTATAAACATCATTCTTATTTTCATCTAAATGGTCTGCTTCTAAAAACTGTAATTCAAAACCAAAAGGTGAATTAGTATTTTTAATTTTTCTGATTAATACTTCGCCATCCCTACATAGAGATTCAACAAATATTTTCTGACAATCTAAGAATGATAATCTGCCATTAGTTGTACAATTGCCAACCTCAGACCATTCCTTCCAAGCCCTCTCAATTAGCAGGTTAGCTCCAATATCTAAAGAACCATTATCGTTCCTAGCTTTGGAGCTCACTCTTATGCCATGCTTACCGATAACATTAGACACCATCAGGTTAAGGTATCTTGCAATATAGCTATCGTTTCTTGCTAACTCTCTTGCTCTATCTCTTAATATTCTTATGTTGTCTTTTATCTCAGCATCAGCACTTGTAGATGTGGTAACAAAGTCTGCAAACAATCTTCCAGTATTAGCTCCAGTGTAGCTTCTTCTATATGCTTGTCTTTTCTTTTTCTTGGGTTCGTTGACTCCCAATATTCTGTTATACCACGCCATTATGTGTAACTCTTAGGTGTTGAGCCAGTGGTTCTACCAAAATTAACCTTGATAGTATTACCTGACCCTCTATTATTTTTTATTCTTAGTTGTTTTACTTCTTTTAGATATTCAGCTTTATACCTGTCTCTAAAAGTTAGCAGCTCATCAATGGACATTCTTGATAATGACCTTCCAGCTATAGACATAGATGATTGGTCAATATTTGCCCTGTTCTCAATAACTGCTTCTATACTATCTAAAACAATTTTTGCATGACTTCTAACTGAAGCAGTTGTAGTTGCATAATTATCTTGAACTTCAACAAATCCTTCTTCTAGTTTAACCCTTGCAGAGTCAGAGCTTCTTGTCATATAAGAAACCCAGTTGTAATTACCTTTAGAATAAGAAGATGTATTACTAGCTTCTATAATGTAAGTATCATTAGACTCAGTAGCTGTTAAAGTAAAGTTAGAAACTGTAGCTCCATCAACTAAATTAAATTCATAAGATAGTGAATAGTCTGCTACTGGATAATCATTTGCTAAATCTTCTCTTTTCCATGCCCAAAAGTCTCCCAACTGAAGCTCAGTAGGAACTTGGGATGGATAATTTGTTGAATCAAATTTGTTGCTCAAGCAAAAACCTCATAAATGTTTTAGATATATCTATATCTAACACTAATGTGCAATAGGCTATTGTCAATATTAAAAAGGGAAAAAATAAAAAAGGCTCAATTAAGAGCCTTAGAGGTTTTGAGTGGGGTTATGCTGCCCAAGTCATAAAGTTGACATCTTGTTTGTAAGATACTCCAACAGTTACTCCAGTATCTTGTTCTTGAAATCTAAATTTATTAATAGCGTAATATCCATCAACCTCATTTAAAAAGTTTTCTCTACTAAGAGATGTCATATATATGTCATATTCAAACTCTACTTTGTTTTTATTTATTTGAATAAAATTAGAAATAGATTTTATAAAATTAGTTGTATGCTTGAAGTTTATTTTATTATCAAAAGTTTTTGCAATTAATAAATTTACCCCATTAACAATAACAAATATTTCCATTCCATATTTGTCTTTTTTCATTAGATAAGTATTTTTCATGTAAAAATTATCAGTATAAAGTTTGTAAGTTGTTTTCATGTTTGACTCCTTTTTGTTTAACATACTTAGAATTATATATAAAAATATATAAATATCTATAGTTTTTATGAAAATAAATAAAATAAATGCAATTATTTCCAAGAAGTAGCGAAATTACCCCTATTTATGCCTTTTTGTGGTCTATTTTGCGGTCTTTCTTTAGGTTGTGAATCTTGGGTAAGTATTTTGTTCTCAATAGAATCATAGTTAGGATTCAGGATATAGATAGCAGCAAAGTTATATACCAATGTATCTAATGCTTCGTTTCTTGGTCTAATCTGCTTCCAAGCAAGTGTTTTTCTTCCTCTAACAAACTTGGTGATTCTTTTCTCTGCTGTAAGCTGCTTAAAGTATTCTTCATCTAAGTCTGAGCAGAAATGCAGAGTAGTTGTATCAGGTTCAGTAGATAATCTAGCAAAGATAGCTTCTTTTGCACTATCAGAACCAACACCATAAAGAACAGCTTTATTTTTTCCTACAAATGTAGGTCTATTAGCTATTGGTTTACCTGCTGTTGATAAACCTTTAATTGCAAATATCCTTCTTGACTGTCTTGGTTTGGTAAATTGATAAACCATATTGGTATGATGTCCACCTGAGTCAATAGTGCAACATGATATAGGTATTAATCTTTCAGATTCAGTTTTAAATCTTTTCTTTAAATAAGCATCTAAGTCTGACCAAACATTCATAGCATTTGGGTCACCCCAAAATATCTTGTAATCACACACCCATGCTTCATAGTTCTTACCCCATCCAACTAATTGCAGTTCTAATCTATCCTTCTGAGTATCAACGCCAGCAGTTAGAACTAATACATCTTCAGGGATAGTTGTGTGGTCATAATTCAATCTTCTGCTTAGTAATGTTTCATGGTCAACAGCATCACCTTGTTCTTCCCAAGATTCACCAAGAGCAGTATTAATCCAAGTCTTTAACATCTCAGGATTCTTTTTGGCTTCAAGAAATGTTTTAGCCATATCTGCCCAAGTAGACCAAACTGAATATAGCTCTGATATATGAAATCCTGCTGTATCTGATTTAGGAGCAGAAGCTATCCACTCACCATGCTTTAACATCCATTGTTTTTTAGACTCATCTATAACTGAACCACAATGTTCGCAAGCATAAGTAGCAGTCTCAGGTTTATCTTCTTCCCAAACTACATTCTTCCATTTTAATATTTGTTTTTCTTCACATTCAGGGCAAGGCACATGGTAATAACGTTTGTCTGATTCTTCAAAAGCAGTTTCTATTCTTGATAGTCCTTT